AGTTTTAAACTTTACACCGAGCAAAGGAAATGATAAACATACCAGAGTTAACAGTGTTTCTCCTCTGTTTGAATCAGGGAGAATATGGGCGCCCACGGATATGGAATTTGCACAGGAAGTGATCGAAGAATGTGCAGCGTTTCCTTATGGAGATCACGACGATTTAGTCGATTCCATGACCCAGGCAGTAATGAGGTTCAGACAGGGTGGTTTAATCCAACATCCTGAAGATTACAAAGATGAGCCTTTACAACAAAAACAAAAGGTGTATTATTAGGATATGGCAGGTAGTTATAAATTCAAGATTCAGGAAATAGCAGAAATGCTAGCGGAAGATGATGGCAAAGACTACTATGATCTTTCTACAAAAGAACAAATGGAATATTATAAAAAAGCTTATGAAGACTACCTAGATCGAGATTTAAATGCTTTAGGAGGATCAATGAGACAAAAATATGCAGATGCAGGAATGGTAGATCCAGAAACCATCGATCCTAAAAAAATGAAACAAGTACAACAAATGATTAAGATGGGAGCAGATGTAAGTACGATTTCTAGTATTACAGATTTATCTGAAGAACAAATAAAAAAAATTATGAAGAAAAAAGAAAACCTTGCAAAAGGAGGACGACCTGGTTATGCTAGAGGCATGAGACCAGAAGATATTCCAGAACAAGAAGAGATTCCAATTGATGAGTACCAGGATTTATTAAAATCTTTGGGAGCAGGCAGGGAACAAGAAGCAGGCATCAGGAGTCTTAAAAGAAGAATGGCATCGGCTCCAAATCCAATGGCAGAACGATCGGATATAGCAGTAGATTTATTTGGTAAACCTTTAGAACTTTTAAGTGAGGAAGAAATGGAAATGTTAGAAGATTACATCAGAGATAAAATGGGTATGAAACCAAAAGCTAAATCTATTAAAATGGCAGAAGGAATAGATGAAATGCTTTTAGAAGAATATCAAAAATATGTTTACGATATGGAAGAACAAGGTTTACAACCTATGGATCTTAGACAATTTATTGATCAAATAAGAGCTGAAGCAAGAATGGATGTTAAAACTGGTGGCATCACATCAGTAATGTAGAGGTCTAATCATGGACCTTACTCCAAAACGAAAACCTTACACTAAAGAAAACTTTAAAAAAAGATCCGATCTTTTTTTACAAGGTATTTATGGCACTACAAGTAAAGATTATTTTTTCAATTTAATTCAAAACGAAATAAATAAAGCAGTCAAAGAAAATGTTATTACTGAAAAAGATGCGTTAAAATTTTTAAAAGAAAGAAAAAGTTATTATGATAAAACTTTAAAAGAACAGAAAAAACAAATAGAAAATTCAGAAAGGTTACAAATGCCTCCTTCATATGAAACAGAAGTAGAAGGAAGAGAAGAATTTAAAAAAGGTGGAAACTATAATCCAACAGGTAAAAATCAATATACTGCTGGTATGAGAACAGCTGAAGAAATTCAAGAAGCAATTGATAATGCTCCTCCTAAAATTATTGATGGAAAAGAAGTTCCTTTAACTAAAAAAGATTTAAGAGGAGAAGGACAATATTATAAATATAAAATTGCAACTAGAAATGAATTAGATAGACACGCTGATAAATTAAAAATTCCAGGTAAAGGTAGACCTATTCTTAAAGAGAGAAGATTAGGAAATGTAAAACGATATGAAACAACTTTAAAAAGATCCAGTCCTTCTGTTGAAGCAGAAATAGCAGCGCCTAAGAAAAGTAAATTAAATTTTCATCATGCCGCTTTTAAAAATACTATGACGGATTTAAAAAATTCAATGTATATTGATGGAAGTACTAATAGACGAATGGCAAAAGTTTTTGAAGATCCATTATTAAAAGAAATGGAAAAATTTTCTAAAGTATTTGACAGTGATGCAAGTCAAGAAAAAAAGACTAAAGCCGCAGTTGATTATTTAAAAAATGACAGAGCTTTAAGACAAAAGTATCCAGAATATAAAAACTATAAAACAAGATTATCTTTTAAAAGAACGGCCTTTGAACCCGGATTCATGGTTAAAGAAAAACTACCCGATCCATCTTTAGCCATTTCTCAAGAACCCGGAATGACTTTTAAAGGAGAAACTCCTTCAACAAGTAAAGGAAAAGAAATTATTAAAAAAGCAAAAGAAAAATTAAAAATATATGGTAAGTTTGCAAAACCTATAGCAAGACTAGCTGCTCCGGTAGTTCCATTTGTTGGACCGGCAATGGTTGGATTAGGTGTGAGCGATGTCGCTAAAGCTGCAGAAATGGGTTATAGTCGACCAGAAGAATTAGCTGCGGCATATGTGTTAGGACCTGAAGCAGCGAAAGGATTAGCTTCATTAAAAAGTAAAGTTAAAGGAAAACAAGATGAAACAGAAGCATTCGTACCCTAAACGTTTAACAACAACAGTTCCACCTAAATCAGGGCCCATGCCTCAGGGCTTGAATATTAATTATAATACTGTTACAACAGTCAAACAATCTGGAGAAAAAATAAATGGCAGACAATATGGACAACGTAGACAAAGCTCTACCAAACGAACCTAGAAAAGAAATTGAATTACCTGGCGAACCAGAACTTCAAGAAACTTTAGTAGAAGAAGTAGCAAAAGAAGAAACGTCACCGGATGATGTTGAAGTTATTGAAAATGAAGATGGATCTGTAAATATTAATCTTGATCCAAGAGCCGCGACTCCAGAAGGTGGAGATGAACATTATTCAAACTTAGCAGAATTTTTACCTGATGATGTTTTATCATCATTAGCATCAGACCTTAATTCTAGATACATGGATTATTCAGCATCTAGAAAAGATTGGGAAAAATCTTACACACAAGGTTTAGATTTATTAGGTTTCAAATACGATCAAAGATCAGAACCATTTCAAGGAGCAAGTGGTGCAACCCATCCAGTTTTAGCTGAAGCTGTTACACAGTTTCAAGCTTTAGCATATAAAGAATTACTTCCAGCAGATGGACCAGTAAGAACTCAAATACTTGGAATGCCTACTCCAGAAAAAACTCAACAAGCTCAAAGAGTAAAAGATTTTATGAATTATCAAATTATGGATCAAATGAAAGAATATGAACCAGAATTTGATTCTATGTTATTTCACTTACCACTCGCAGGATCAACTTTTAAAAAAGTTTACTACGATGAAGTGGAAGGACGAGCGGTATCAAAGTTCGTTCCTGCAGATGACTTAATCGTTCCGTATACAGCTACCTCATTAGACGATGCGGAAGCGATTATTCATCGAGTAAAAATTTCAGAAAATGAATTGAGAAAACAACAAGTCGCAGGTTTTTATAGAGATGTTGATTTAGGAAAACCTCAAGACAAAGAATCTGATGTAGAGAAAAAAGAAAGAGAATTAGAAGGCGTTTCTAAAACAAGAAACGATGATTTGTTTACATTACTAGAGTGTCACGTTAATTTAGATTTAGAAGGATTTGAAGATTTAAATCCAGAAACAATGGAACCTTCAGGAATTAAACTTCCATACATTGTAACTTTAGAAGAAGGTTCACATGAAATTTTATCTATTAGAAGAAATTACGAAGCAGGAAATCCTAAAAAAGATAAGGTGCAATATTTTGTACATTTTAAATTTTTACCGGGTTTAGGTTTTTACGGTTTCGGTCTAATCCACATGATTGGTGGACTGTCAAGAACAGCGACCGCAGCTTTAAGACAGCTATTAGATGCGGGAACGTTATCTAATCTGCCAGCTGGTTTTAAACAAAGAGGAATAAGAATTAGAGATGATGCACAATCTATTCAACCGGGAGAGTTTAGAGATGTCGATGCACCAGGTGGAAATTTAAGAGATTCATTTATGATGTTACCATTTAGAGAACCATCACAAACATTATTACAATTAATGGGTGTGGTAGTTTCTGCAGGTCAAAGATTTGCATCAATTGCGGATATGCAAGTTGGTGATGGTAATCAACAAGCTGCAGTTGGAACAACTGTTGCTCTCCTTGAAAGAGGAAGCAGAACTATGTCAGCAATTCACAAAAGAATTTACTCAGCTCTTAAAAATGAATTTAAACTTATGGCTAGAGTATTCAAGTTATATCTACCTCAAGAATATCCGTATGATGTAGTTGGGGGTCAAAGAATGATTATGCAATCTGACTTTGATGATCGGGTAGATATATTGCCAGTTGCTGACCCCAATATTTTTTCTCAGACACAGCGTATTTCCCTTGCGCAAACGGAACTCCAACTGGCACAATCTAATCCACAAATGCACAACATGTATCAAGCTTATAGAAATATGTATGAAGCATTAGGTGTAAAAAATATTGATAATATTTTAGTTAAGCCACCGCAACCGATGCCTCAAGATCCTGCGTTAGAACACATTGCAGCTTTAGGTGGAGCACAATTTCAAGCTTTCCCTGGTCAAGATCATAGAGCACATATGACAGCTCACTTAAATTTTATGGAAACGAACATGGCAAGAAATAATCCAATGGTCATGGCTTCATTACAAAAAAATATTTTTGAACATATTAGTCTAATGGCTCAAGAACAAATTGAATTAGAATTTAGAGATGAATTATTACAATTACAACAAATACAAATTGCTGCACAACAGAATCCACAAATGGCTCAACAGATGCAAATGCAAATAATGCAGACTCAACAAAAAGTTGAAGCTAGAAAAGCAGTGTTGATTGCTGAAATGATGGAAGAATTTATGGAAGAAGAGAAGAAAATTACTTCACAATTTGATAATGATCCGATTGCTAAATTAAGAGCAAGAGAATTAGACCTTAGAGCACAAGAAAATGCTAGAAAAGAACGTGAAGGTAGAGACAGAATGGATCTTGATAAAATGAAAACAATGATGAATCAACAAAATCATGATGAAAAACTAGAACAGAATGAAGAGTTAGCTAAATTAAGAGCGGATACATCTATTGAAAAAACAATTTTAGGTAAAACACTTCCAAATGTTGATTCTATGATGAATAATCAAGCTCCAATGATGCCAAAAGTAAAAATTTTTAGAGGAGGCAACTAAAAAATGAGAAATAAAATGACAAAATCGGAAAAAAAGGTTAAAAAAGTCATGAGGGAATTCAAAAAAGGTGAACTCCCGATAGGCAAGTCGAAGAAAAAAGTAAAAAGTCGTAAACAAGCGATTGCAATTGCTTTATCTGAGGCGGGAAAATCAAAACCAAGGAGATAATATGGAAAAACTAGATAAAATCGTTGAGATTAAGTCTGAAAAAATGAAAGTTGAGGTCGATCCAAGATCAAAAACTTCTGCAGACAAAGCTTTTAGCGGCATTGCAGTTCCTGAAGAAGTAGAAGTAAGAGGAACTAAAAGAATGTTAAAAGAAAAATCTAAAAAAGCTAAATGGTATTAGTAAAATGTGGTTCAGTGCTATTAAATTAGCCGTTCAAGCTGGCTCTCACATTTTTAAGAACCGTCAAAAGACTAAAATGCTTATGGCGGATGCACAAATGTTGCATGCTGAAAAGATGGCGAGAGGTGAAGCAGAATACCAAGGTAAATTGTTAGAAGCAAGACAATCGGACTGGAAGGACGAGTTCATTTTGATTTTACTTTCAGCGCCAATTGCGTTATTATCATGGGCAGTGTTTTCGGATGATCCGAGCGCTATGGAAAAAATGAAATTATTCTTTGAATATTTTTCACAGCTTCCATTTTGGTATCAGACAATTTTCGTGGGCGTCATAGCGAGCGTTTACGGACTTAAAGCAACTGATTTAATTAAAAGGAAATAAAATGGCAAATCCAAGATACAATATGCAGGTAGCTAACACTAGAGCTTGTGCAAAAGGTGGTGGTATGATGAGAAAAAATTATGCTTCTGGAACTCAGAAGAAAAATTTTTCTAAATTACCTGAAGCAGTACAAAAAAAGATTGATAAAAAATTAGCTAAAGAGGTTTAATCATGGCAAAGCTTTGTGCAAAAGGAAAAGCTGCAGCTAAAAGAAAATTTAAAGTGTATCCATCTGCATATGCAAATATGTATGGATCAGCAGTTTGCTCTGGTAAAATAAAACCAGGTGGAAAAAAGAAAAAGAAAAAATAATGGGATTACGTAAGT